ATAGAGGACAAGGTTGAATCCTACTGCAGGATCATCAGGGAACTGGAACTGACTGCCAAGGCCAGATCTGAAGAAGCTGCCAGGATAAAGGAACTGGCTGACAGGGATACTAATGCTGCCAAACAGATGAAGTCTAGGCTGCAGTATTTCTTCAGTCTTCAAAACCTTAAAAAGCTGGAAACCAAGTCTTTCAGACTTTCAGTCTGTGCAAATGGTGGACACCAGCCCATTGAAGTTACCATCCCACCTGAGGAACTTCCCAAGGAGTTTCAAAAAGTGACCATCACAGCAAATAACGAATCCATCAGGGAAGCTTTAAACATGGGAACTTCCTTGAGTGGCTGCAGATTACTTCCCAGGGGCGAACATATCAGGATCAAGTAAGAAAGGTTTTCACGGATGAGTACATTTTCTTTGGACACACAAGTGGATTTAAAGACAAGCTTGCCAACCAGAGCAGAGGAACTTCCAGAAGGATCCTATGCTGGTAAGGTGGTCAGGGCAGGCATCAAGAATATTGAGACTAAGAATGGACCAGCCACCATCTTTGAACTGGCCATGAATGTCAATGGTGGAATCTATTCCATCACCTACTGGCTGACATCAGAACCCAATCTTAGAAGGTGTTTGACCAACCTTAAAAGGATAGGTTTTGAGTGTGACCAATGGGGACCAGCCCATGGGAGACCTTACACCACTGAATTGGAAGGTGCTGCCCAGGGGATGGTTGGGTCTGTCCTTTCTTTTAAAAGGGGCACCAGCCAGACAGGTTATGCCACCATCACACTGGAATCACTGGATGAAGCGGATGAAACACCATCTGCTGGATCACCAACCGCATCTGAAGCAGATCTGCCATTCTAAACTCAAGTGGCAGATATTGAAGGGAAAGGGTGGCAGATCGTTTCTGCCACCTGCCTTCAGAAAGGGGGATGAAATGGATGTCATCACACTAAAAAACACTGAATTTCCAGCAGGTTTTAAAGCTAATGTTGATCATGAAAAGTGCATAGCACTGCTGGAACATCTGGTCACTGAACCAATCAAGAAGATGAAAGTGATAGTCAAACACATGGCAACCACCCTTAGGGATGGCCATGTCAGTTTTGATTTCCACATGGAAACCATAGGTGGTCAGTTTGATGGTTTGCAGATTCTGGAACCATTCACCATCAAGACAGAACTAGACCTGAAAGCATGGCTGCAACAGATGTCATGCCTTGGTTGCAGGGTGTGGAACTGGGGTTATGGGAAGAAACTGAACTATCTGGAAGGTTGGGATGTTGCATCAGGTCACCTTCTCAAATCCAAGTTGGTGGCATTTCAGGTGCCAGATGGGTTTGTGATGTTTATGGCTGAGAATGTCTTATGGACAGCTACTTGCAGTGAGTGTGGAAGATCCAGTCCAGATATGTGGCAGTCCAAAGATCTTGAACAGTGGCTTGATGACAGGAAATGGATTGCCTTTCCAGATGGGCAGCAGGTGCTGCACTATTGCAGGAAATGTACCAAACGAATTCTGAAATTTTAGAAACCATCCAGGGTGAGTGCCCAGAGATTTGGCGTAAATCAAAGGGCACATCCCTATGGAACATCACATGAAAAAACTGGAAGCATTCTTTCAGAGATGCCTGGACCTGACCACTGTCAGGTCTGAAAACTATGGGCATCCATCAAAAAATTTAAGGCGAATTGCAGATATGTGGTCTGTGTATCTGGAAACACCCATCAGGCCAGAAGATGTGGCAGTCCTGATGTGCTGCCTGAAGTTAGCAAGACTGGCTGAGGGATGGCATCAGGACAGCATAGATGATGCAGCTACTTATCTTGGATTGGCAGATCTAGTCAGGGAAGATAATCATGTTGAAGACAGTGAATAAATCAAGTCCATGCCCAATCTGTGGCAAGCCTGACCAGTGCAGCAAAAGTGAAGATGGGCTTGTCTGCTGCTATCGGATCACAGATCCAGTGCAGGGATGGTCCATCAGGAAGACTGGCACAAGCAGTGATGGCAGGGGATATACATTGTATAGCCAGTCACAAGATGCTGCAGGCACTCAACAAATCCAATACAAACCACCTGTAGTCAACAAGCTACATTCTGAAATTTACCAGTTTATTATGATGAGTTTCCCATGTGAACTGGATGAAAAGAAACATCTGCTGCAGAGGTTTATCAAGGATCCAAGTGGATTTGGAACCATGCCATTTTCCAATGCTGCAGAAAGATCCAGAGTGGCTGCAAAGCTGCATGAAAGATTTGGGGATGAAATATTCTTTGTCCCAGGCATCACCAAGAATAACCCATCAGGCAGGGGGATGAAGCCTTGGATTGAAGGGCCAGAAGGACTGATGATTCCTGTCAGAAATTATGATGGATCCATCCAGTCCATCATGATCAGGCCCAGAATCCAAGGGGATGGGCCAAAATACCTTTTTATGAGCAGCAGCAGGCATGGTGGGAATGGTGCAAAACCTACCCTGCACTTCCCACAGACCTTCAAGAAAAATCAAACTGAAAAGCAAATGGTGTGGATTACTGAAGGATATTTGAAGGCTGAAGTCATTTCACAGGTTTATGGATTGGCAATCTTGGGGAGCCCAAGCAACACCATGGAACCTGTTTACTGGTTTATGTCTGCAAACCCATTGCAGACTTTTGTGATTGCCTTTGATCAAGATAAAGATCCTGAAACCAAAAAGACAACCTGCAGGAACATCCTTAAAGCATTTATGAAATTCCCCCAGGCAGATTTAAAAATGGCTGTTTGGGATCATGCACAGGGCAAGGGGCTGGATGATTTTATGGTCAATGGTGGCACCTATGAAATCTTGGATAGGTCTGCTGCCATGGATTATCTGGGGAAGATTGTCCCCATCAATGCTGCTGAGGATGATGGCCAGCAAGATGACAGGGAATTCCTCAGGACAGAATGGTCTGAAGCATTAAGCCTAAAGGCCAGATTTGGAAGGGATATGGCTTATGTGCAGGAATGGAATGACTTCCTGGTGTGGAATGGAACCATCTGGGAACAGGATTCCTATGGGCCAGCCATCCTTTACAAAAAGCATCTGGATGAAAGGTTGCGGATCCAAATAGACAAACTGTCTGGCATGAGCAGGGAAGATGCCATGAAGGATTCCAGCATCAAATGGCTGATGGCAGGGCATAAGCTGCAAAGGCTGAATAATGTGGTTAGCCACCTGAAGTCTGAAGCAGACATGAGAAAAAAGGTGATGGAAATCCCAGTGGTCAGGAATGTGATCACCTGCCCTAATGGAACCATAGATCTGACAAATGGTGAACTTAGAAAGAACAGAAGAACTGACTGGCAGCAGTCATTTTGCCCCACCCAATACAATCCAGAAGCCAAGTGTGACAGGTGGTTGAAGCTGCTGGATGATGTCTTTCTTGGATCCACAGATCTGATCCGATATGTGCAGAAACTGTTTGGAATGGCTTTAACTGGTCAGCCTAATGACCACCTATTCCCTGTGTTTGTTGGGGATGGCAGGAATGGAAAGTCCACCATACTTGGCACCATTCAGCAGGTACTTGGACCAGGGCTGACTGGAGCAGTGGACAGCAACCACCTTTGCAAAGGCAATGACAGGCACCCCACATGGCTGGCCAGCTTCCATGGGAAGCGGTTGATGGTGGCACAGGAAACAGCCAGGGGTGCGGAACTGAATGTCAGTCTGGTGAAGCAGTTAACAGGTGGGGATCAAATCACCTGCAGAAGAATGCATGAGAATGAATGGTCATTCTTACCGACCCACACCCTGATCTTATGCACCAATGAAAGACCAAACATTCCAGAATCAAACACAGCTATCTGGGCCAGAATAGCATTGGTGCCATTCAAGGCATCATTCTCAAAGGAAAATGGGAATCTGGACACATCCTTGCCAGTGCGGATCCTTGAGGAAAGGGAAGGGATCCTAAATTGGTTGGTGCAGGGGTCACTTCTTTATCAACAGGAAGGACTGGCCAAACCGGATGAAGTGGTCAGGCAGGTTCAAGAATACAGGGAAGATAATGACCCAGAACAGTCCATCATTCTGTGGCTGGATCAATTCCATGCTGAACCAGACCAATGGATCCGGTCAGGGGAACTGTATCAACACTATTACCAGTGGACACTATCTGCAGCCATCAAGGCACTTGGGATCAAGAATTTTACCATTGCACTGACCAAAAATCAGGCATGGGAAAGAAGGACGCAAAAGGGTTATCGGGAATTTAAAAGGAAGTTTACAGCACAGCAGGAGATTCAGACCCATGGTTGAGAAAAGGAAAAAAATGAAAATAAAACTAGCAGTGTCAAAACTAACTGAACTGGAAATGAAGGTCTATAATTCCTTGATTTCATGTCACTTTGCTAGTGGCATCAATTCAGATGGTTCAGATGTCCAAACGAATTTAAAAGAATCACTTAAGATGGCCAATATTACACCATCATCATTCGCTGGTGTTCTTGGCAGCTTGGCAAAAAAAGGTTTATATCAAAATGTGCTGTGTCCCGATTATGGTTTTCCATTTAAAACTGTAGTCATTAATGGCCGCGCGGAAAAAATAAGATCTGATATCGGAAGTGTAATATGTGTTGATGATTGATACTATTTGTAAATTTTAGAAGGAATAACTCATGGTTGAGAAAAGGAAAAACATTTCTGGCATCAGGTTCTTTCATACCTTCCCAGGTGAGAAAAGAGGGCAGGGAACTTGCTTTGAAGACCTACCAGAAAACAAGCAAGATGAGGTACTGGAACAGCTAGGCACCCAAGGGGTGAAACACCTTGCAAAACAACTGGCACAGGCACTGATTAACTATCATTCTTTTGTTGGTGAATTTAGTGAATTATCAAAATAAGACAAACTTGTCCGATGGTGGACTTCATGCAAGGGTTACCCAAATTACCAGTTAAAATAATGAAATAAAAAAGGATGAATAATATGGGTGTTTTGGAAATTGGTGGACTTCAAGGCAAAAATGGTGGACTTGGAAAAGTGAAGTCCACCCCACTTAAGTCTTTATATTATATTACTTTATATTTATATGGTGGACTTGGTGGAGATAAAATAAGAAATATTAAAAAGGTAATTAAAAAGAGCAGAAAGGGTATGTCCACCATGAAATATATAGAACTAACCGGAAAATGAAGTCCACCCCCACCATGTCCACCATGCCTATTTTTGAAACAAATGAAAGAAAGTTTTGAGGTTTAAAAGACCAAATTTAGATAGATCGTCAATTGGTCAGTTTAAGTCACTTAAGGATGGATCCTGCAGATGGTCAGGATGTCCAGTGCGAGTTTTAATAGCCTGTGAATTTTCGGGAACTGTCAGGGATGCTTTTAGAAATGCTGGTCACCATGCTATCTCATGTGACCTGTTGCCAACAGAAAAACCAGGTATTCATTACCAGGGTGATGTCAGGAATCTTCTGGATGGGTGGGAACCAGTCCAATTTGCAGGAAATTGTTTGGGGTGTGATTTAGATGAATACCCTTGCAAAGTTTCTAGTATTGATCCTGATGAATGCCAATGCATTGGGTCAACCCAATCTAATATTGAATATCAAGAAATTGATGGAATTATGCTGGGAAGGCCAATTGATAGACCACATTGGGATTTAATGATTTGCCACCCACCATGCACATATCTGGCATCATCAGGACTGCACTGGAACAGACGGATAGCAGGCAGGGAAAAACTGACTGAAGATGCATTAGAGTTTGTTAAAGTTCTTTTGAATGCTCCTATCAAAAAAATAGCTCTGGAAAATCCAATAGGACGAATTTCAACAGCTATTAGGAAACCTGATCAAATCATCCAGCCTTGGATGTTTGGTGAAGATGCCAGCAAACAAACCTGCCTTTGGCTTAAAGGTTTACCAAAGCTTGAACCAACCAACATCATAAAAAAACCTAGATATGCCAATCAAACACAATCAGGCCAAAACAATCTTGGACCTTCAAAAGACAGATGGAAAATAAGATCACTTACCTATTCAGGAATAGCCAAAGCAATGGCTGATCAATGGGGTCAATAACACTTTCTAAGGATGGATCCTGCCACATGAATGGATGCATCTTTGAGAGTTCAAATCAGATTAGACACATCAACTTTGGACCTGATCTGGTCCATTGCCAAAGCTAAATCGGATTGGTTTAGGCAGAACAACTGGACATCCAGTCTGAGCAGATTTTTAAAATTTGGACTGACTACACCAGAGGCTGAACGATTCCAGCAGTTCATTGGATTGTGTGGGGAAGCTGCTGTTTGGCAATGGCTATGGGGTGACCTAGGCGAATTTTGGGAACAGCAGGCATGGTTACATGAATCTAAGGCACTAAGTGATGGTGGAGAAGATCTTCCAGGGCTGGATGTCAAAAGCAGGGATTTGATGTATCACCAATTCTGTCACCAGCCAGATCTACTTTTGACACAGAACAGGCTGAACCCATCTGTGCATTATGTTTTGACTATTGTGTTACTGCATCAACCTGTGGTGCCACTGGAACTGGATGTGGTGATAGCAGGGGCAATCAGTGGCCAAACAGTGGTGGAACATCAGCAGGAATGGTTCAGTGATCAACTGCAAAAGATAGTGATTAGCCAGGAATATTTGACACCACCACAAACACTGAGGTGGACAGAACACCAGATTAATAGGGGGAAGTGATGGCAATGGTCAGGGGACAGTGCAGGCACTGTTTAAGGGTGGATGTTTTGAAAAGGGGTATATGCTTAAAGTGCAAGTCCAGAACAGAATCTATGGAAGACTTAATTATTAAATGCCATGACCTGCAGGCCAAGTTGGATCACCAAAAATATTTGAACAGATTGCTGGAATTTCAGCTAAGAAGGGCAACCATAAAGCTGAATAGGGTCAAGAAACATCCATGAAAATCAGGCAGTACAGTTTGGAATTTCATGAATGTAAAGCCATGCTGATGGCATGAAATTACAGCTACCAATTCCACCAAGTGTGAATCATATCTTTCGATCTACCAGAAGGGGAACTGTTTACAGGTCTAAAAAATATGTGGACTGGCACCATGCTGCTGAACTGATGGCCCATGCCACCAAAAAAGGGAAAGTACCACCACCACCATATGCCATCACCATGAACATCCTTGGTGGATCTGGATGGCGAAAAGATAGAGACCTAGACAACACATGGAAACCAGTGCTGGATCTATTACAGCATCTGCACATCATCCCAGAAGACAACTGCCAGACCATCACCAGTCTGACTGTCACCTACCAAAAAGGTTTAGGCGGTCCTGCTGAATGTCATGTCCACATCAAGGGGATTTAGCCATGCCATGGGATCCACCAAAGCACAACCTGACTGGAAGCAAGGCACACAAGAAGCATGATAGGCCAACCCCCTACCAAAGGGGTTATGACAGGCTATGGCAGAAGATCAGACTAGCAGTCTTGCGGGAAGAACCGCTTTGCAGGTC